GCCCTACGGCGAACATGCCGCCACAGGCGCCCACGCGTCAGTGATCGTGCCCCGCGACCTCGTGGCCAAGCTCAAGATCAACCCGCGCATGAAGACGCTGGACGAAACGACGCTGACGATTGCCGACGATGGCAAGCTCACGTTTGAACATGCAGGCGAGTCCTACGGCGGGCCACGCATCGACGGGTCGTTCCCCGATTACCGGCGCGTAGTGCCGAAAGATCTTGACGGCAAGCCTGCCCAGTACAATCCCGCCTACCTCGCAGACTTCGCGAAGGCCAGGCAGGAGCTGACCGGCCAGAAGGCCGACCGCGATGGCAAGGGCAGCCCGCTCGTGCGGTACAATGGCCAAGGCCCGGCCGTGGTAGACTTCGCCTGGGGCACAGGCTTCCAAGCCATCGGTGTGTTGATGCCGATCCGCGATCGGACCGAACCGACCGTCCACTATTGGGCGCACACGCAAGCGACCGCATGGCCTGACGTGGCCGACGTGGCCGACGTGGCCGACGTGGCCGACGTGGCCGACGTGGCCGACGTGGCCGGCGCGGCGCCTGTGACCGACGCGGCCGCCGCCTGACGCGGTCACAAGAACGTGATGCATCACAAGAACGTGATGCATCACAAGAACGTGATGCATCACAAGAACGTGACGGCTGACGGCCTAATCTGTCACAAAAAGATTGACAGTCTCATGAGCATTGGATAAGTTAATCAGACCGGCGCAAGAGCGCCGCAACACGGGGGACGAGCATGACGATTATGAGCTTCGGATCTAACGGCTGGTATAACGCGTGCCCTGACTTCGCATCGCGCCCCTATCGCGCTGACGCGCCGCTCTACACCGGATCGCGCGCCGCGCGGTTTGAGTATAGCACGGCCGACACGTTCGTCTTGGTTGACATGGCCCGCGCAGGCGACGCGCAGGCGCAGGTCGAGCTTAGGGCGCGGGACAAGGCCGCACGCGCCTGACGCGCTAAGGCCAGCCCACGGGCTGGCCCATAGCGCGCCAGAGTGGCGACGCAACAACGGGGAAAAAACATGAGCGACATTATGAACAGCATAAACATTATCGACGCGATCCGCGATAATCTGCGCGCACGTCACGGCTATGAGAGCGACCAAATCGGTCGCTATCTGCGCATTTACCCTGCCAATCTGGCCAACAGCATCGACACCGGCGGCGTGTTTAAGCACGACGACCTTGGCCGCGTAGCGGCGTTTTACCGCCGCATATCAGGCCACGCCGCCGCGCAACAGGGGAAATGACATGCGAACATCAAAGTTTACGATCGCCGCGCGCAAGCGCCAGCTGCGCGCCCTGCTCGATGCGCGCAAGATCACGCGCAAGCGGTACGCCGAGCTGCGCCGCGCCGACCGCGTGTACTATATGCAAGAGCGGCGCGGCATGTGGGACTACATCGACAGCTGCTGCCCGTGACGCGCTAAGGACGGCCCACGGGCCGTCTCATAGCGCGCCAAGGGGCGCGTGATACGGGGAAACGAACATGACAAACGAAACCGCCATCAAACTTGCCGCCGAAATCACCGTCGCTACCGTCCAGCACATGGCTGACGAAGCGTCCATGTCGTTCGACGAGACGCTGGCCGCAATCACCGCAGGCGGCAACGCGCGCCGCCGATTCGACGCTTTCTTGGATATCGCAATAACCGAAGCGCAGGCGGCCGCCTGACGCGCTAAGGCCGCCCTACGGGGCGGCTCATAGCGCGCCAAGGGGCGACGCAACACGGGAGCTACAATCATGCCTAGACACAACGGATACGCGAACTACAGCACCTGGCGCGTCAAAGTTGACGTGTTTAACGACTTTGACCTCGACGATTGGTGTCTCGACATGCTCGACAGCGTCGAACTGGCCGGATGGATGCGCGACCATGTGCGCGAGATCATTGAAGAGGCGGCGCAGCCAGGCTTGGCGCGCGACTTCGCACTGGCGTTTCTGTCGGATGTCAACTGGCAAGAGCTGGCGCAGACCGCCCGCGACGAATACCTGCAAGGGGGTCTGGACGTATGATGCACCTCGCCATCGCCGTCATTCTATTCGTGATTATTCCTTTCGCGCTAGTCGGCGCCGCAGCACTATGGGAGCACCTGACCAATGACTCAGACACCGATTATCGAGATCCGCGCGGCTGACGGGAGCCTTGCCGGTCACGTCGCGCGCGTGCGCTACCTGCCCACGCTCGCGCGGCGCTGGCGCGGCGTGACGACCGACGGCCGTATCATCTACGGCCGCACGGTTCAGCGCGTCGCGCAGGCCATGCTGGCGGAGCGTCGCGCATGACCGACGCCCGACACCAGTGGGCGGCGCACTACGCGGCCGTCAAGGCCAGGATCGCGACGGGGCAGCGCCCCGGCGCGGCAGCGCCACCAGCACCGGCACCTGCGCCGGCACCTGCGCCGGCAGATCCACCGGCACCGCCAGCGCCGGCAGATCCACCGGCACCGCCGGCAGATCCGCCCGTGCTGTATAAGACCGACACGGCTTGGATCAAGCTCACGCGAGCCGAGCACGCTGCCCTGCCACACGTCCAAACCCGCGCGGCCAAGCTAGCAGGCAAGGCCGCGCGGCAAGCCGCGACGGCCGAGCGCATGGCCCGCTACAGGCTGACGCAAGAGCAGCTCGCCGAGCTGTGCGCGGACATCACGACACGCCACAAGACGACCTGGCTCGTGCTGGTGGGTCGGTCTCCGGCCGCCGCGCACATGCGAGCGCGGCTGGAGGTCTATCGGCGTCTGCTGGCGCTGGGGTGGAGCTACACGGCCATTGGGAAAGCCTGCGGCCGGGATCACTCGACGGTCATGTACTATATCAGACGATGGGGGACGACAGATGAGCAAGCACAAGCCTAAACAGCATCCGCAGGCGCAGGACGCGCCGCAGACGATAGAGCAGACCTTGCAGGACCGCGAGGCGACGCACGGCGCGTTTGAAGACGTAGCGGCCTACGCGCAGCTCATGAAGGAGATCCTGCGCAACTCGTCAGGCTATCGCAAGATGACCGACGCGCAGCGCGAGTCCTGCGAGGCCTGGCTGTTAAAGACCGCCCGCATCATGGCAGGCGATGTCGATTATGACGACCACGCGCATGACATCGCCGGCTATGCGACGCTCTACGTCCGGGCCTGTGGCGCCCGGCGGGCCGACCGGGCAGCGGCTGACGCGGTCGCGGAACTAGAGGCGGCGATGGCCGCGCCGCGCTATGGGGCCGGGGATGTGGTTGTAACATTGGTAGGGGGCAGCAATGAATAACGAGATGACCAACGAAGAGCTAATCGCGCGCGTTGCAGAGCTTGAAAAGCTCTTGCGCGACACTACAGAAGAAAACGAAAGGACCATTAGGGTTCAAAGGATGCTCATCGACGAAGTGCGAGCGGCGTTTGAACAAGTGGTCAACCTTGACAGCGCCATTGAGCTATTATCGCCGGGTTTAGGCGATCTCGCGCTTGTGTTCATTAATAGCCCACGGCGCAAGCGCAAGCGCAAGGCCGCAGCGTGAAGCCGCACGCGACGCGAGCGGCGTTTGAGCGGCTCAAGCGGGCAGCCTGCGCCGAATGCGAGATCGACTCGGCGACGTTCGACGGCCGGTCACGCATACACGCCGCCAGCACCGCCCGACACCTCGCGTGGTGGCGTGCGCGGGACCGCCTGACCGTGTCCTATCCGCAACTGGGGGCATGGTCTGGCGGGCGCGACCCGACGACCGTCTGGCATGGCGTGCAGTCGTTCGACGCGTGGCTGGACGGGCGGACGTTCGAGAGCGCCCTGCGCAAGCGCGCACGGGCGCTGGAGTATTACAGAGCGAAGAGAGCAAGGGGTGAGATATGATCGAGGATCTGGACGACCTGACGCTGGTCTACATGTACGGGGCGAAGAACGGGAGGGACAGCATGAAGGACGAGATTGAGCGGCTGCGGGCGGCGCTGGATCAGTTACTTGACGACATAAGCGAGGACGGCTTGTGCGTGTGCCAGCAAGCCAAAGATGAAGCCCGCGCGGCGCTTGAAGGGGAGAAGACAGATGCCTAACGACATCGTAGCGCGACTGCGCAATCTAACCGGTTTAACAGAAAATCTTTGTCATGAAGCCGCCGACGAGATTGAGCGACTGCAAGTGACGATGGATGTTTTGCTTGTTGATCGACGCGCAGCACTTAGCGAAAACCATGATTTGTGGCGCGAGATCGAGCGGCTGCGGGCGGCGCTGCTGGAGATTGTCGAAGAATGTCGGAATAACCCTATCGTGATAGATCGAATGATTGACCGAATTGAAGAAACAGCCCGTGCCGCGCTTGAGGGGGAGAAGAAAAATGATGCTGCGACTTGATCCGCCGCTGCCCGTCGTGACGCCCCAAGGCAAGGGACTTGCGCACGTCCTGATTGATTATGGGGCAGAGCACGATTTGTGTTGGGTGGTCTTTCAGGACACCGGCGAGTGCTGGACGTGGCGCAATCAAGACATCCGCGCCGAGACGAACATCACATTCGGGAGGAAATGAGATGAAGGCACTCGCGGCACGCGACAAGCTGATCGCGCAGCACTACATCGCCGGGCGCAAGCTGACCGACATCATGCTCCTGTTTGGGCTGCGCTCGCCGGGACACGTCCGGATCATCGCGAGGCGCACGGGCGCGCCGCCGCGCAAGAACGGGAGGCCGCGCCATGACCCCGACTGACCATAAGGCGGTGCTGCGGGCACTGGCCGCCGAAGACGGCTGCAAGGCGTCGCTGCTGGCCGCTGCGCACATCGAGTATATTGAGCGGCAGCTCGCAAGCTCGCGAGACTACTCGGAGCATCTTCGGCGCAAGCTGGAGCGTGTCCGGCACCAGCGCAACGAGCTGCGCCGGCAACTCACGGAGAAAACGCATGGCGGAGATACTGCTCGTTGCAATTGTTGTAGCGACCTGGCTGACGGGTGTGGGGATGATCGTCGCGACGGTGGCGCTGCTGTGGAGCCTGTTTAATGACCGACGATGAGCTGGACGAGCTGGACGAGCTGGCGTTGGTGATCTGCGCAGCCATTGACGAGGGCGAGCCATGCGCTGACGGGCCGTGTATCAGATGCACCCGGACGGCGGAAGCCGTGGTGCAGTTCCTGAGCAAACAGACCGAACATTAAAAAAAAAAATCCCGGCCTAATCGCCGGGATTTTCGTTTGTTACTTGATCACCTTTAGCCCGGACGTGGGCGGTGCCTCTAGCATGTTGCGCAGCTCCGACTTGGTATGCGCCCACGCCATCTCAGGCGTGGCGAAGACGTGCTTTTTGGTCATGTGCGAGGCAGACGCCAGCCGCCCCATGTCCACCCACCCGGCCTCCTTGAGCGCGTGCAGCAGCGCGGCCTGCGGAATCTTGACGCCCGCCGGAGCGGACGCGACCAAGCGGTCGCAGAGCGCGAAGAACGGCGAGCCGACCACGCCGCGCGAGAACTCGCCAGCGCGGACGCGGATCAGGTCTACAAGGAACGACTCGGCGATGCTCATGCCATGCTCGACCAGGTTGGCCTTGAACTCGGTAAAGGGCGGCGCGGCCGCCGGGTTGAACTTCGACACGTCGCGGGCGTGCATCCACGCCGCGACCTTCTCGAACCCACCGGCCTTGTACCAGCCCCACAGGCGGTCGGCATCCGCCGGGGCCATCCGGGGCGCGTTCGACCACAGGCAGAACCAGCGGCGGTCCTGCGACGGGATCGAGATCGGCACCGGGTCGTTCGTAAACGCCAGCACGAACATGCGGTTGAGCATGTTGTAGGGGTGCAGCCCTTTGCGGTTGACGACGATCATGTCGGGCGGGGCGGCGATGACGGGCTTCAACTTGTTCGCCAGCGCACGGCGCTGCGCCGCCTCCGGCTCCTTCAGCTCGTTCAGGATCAGGACCTCGCTCTCAAGTTGATAGCCCCACTGGGACGACAGCCCGTCGTTGTCGATCAAG